GATTGCTGCATTCTGCTTTGATATTCTCATCGCACCCTGCAATCCCATCATGGATCGCCTGCCGGACATCCCGCCCGTAAACTGCCGCCAGTATCTTTTTTAAGTTCTCTGTTATAGCCATTCCTGTTCCCCTTTCCTATGAAAATGTCAGCTTCAATGCCGCATGCACACCACATGGTGCATTGTTGACTGCGTTGGTTGTATTCGGCATCGTTGCGGCAATAGATACCATATTACGGTTGACAACGCCCCGGTAGGACGATGCCGCTACCAGCGTGGATGCATTGCCACCATAAATATAATTCCCATTCTGCCGGATCTGCAGTCCGGTTGCCGATGCTATGCTAACAGAACTGCAGCCGACAATCGGTGTCGATACCGGAATGCAGAACTGCACTTCCTTGCCTGCGGATGTCACATAGCCAGCCGTGAAACATTCAATATTTATGCTGTCGCCCTTGGTCAGGATATTCATATTTCCGACTACAAACCAGTATGATCCGCTGTAGACCAGCTCCAAAACCGTGTACTGATCTATCAGCTCTGCAGGGATGTTGCTGTTCCGGTAATAGATTGGCTTCGCTCCGGTACTGTTGACATTCAGTGTAGGATTGCCGGCCGTGTTCGCATAGCTGAACCGCACGAACACTCTTGCACCAGTTGCCAGTTTGAAGTTCGACAGGCTGGCTGTTTTTGCGGCGGTAGAGCCTGACGTATAACACACGGCATAATGGGCAATGTCAGCCGTACCATTGAAATTAACGCCATCTATTGCCCGTGTCGTCTGGAGTTTTGTAGCTGATCCTGCGTTTCCTGTAATTGTTGTCTGTGTTCCTCCGGCATTGGCATCCACATAACTTTTCACTTTCTTCCATAACTCAGTAAGTCCTGTCTTGTCCAGATACGCCATGTCTCTTCCTCCTATATCAATTCGATCACACGCAGATGGCATCAATTTCAGCGTTGGTGATTGCATCAATCACGAACAGACCGCCCAGTGCATCCCATGCTTTGCCGTCCCATGCCACGTTGGTGCCTGCCGGTCCGTAATCAGATGCGGCTTCCAGGTTGTACACATCACCGGTAACCTGCCCTGTAGTCGGCAGTTTTGTTGCATCTGCCAGGGAACCCTTGTACTTGTACACGCCTGTGATGTCGGATTTCTTCGCATAGGTACCAGATAAATCTGCATTTGTTGGCAAGTCATTCAGTTTTGTAAACATCGCTGGAGGCATGAGACCCATATTACCAGTAGTTGCAACTGGAATATTTGCTTTTACGGTACTTCCTGCAAAAGTGAGACCAACAGATGCTTGCGTGTAATCTTCCTCAGCATAGGCCATTGTCATGGCTTCCCATGTTCCTTTACCGCTCAGAAGTTTACCCGTATCGCCTTTCGCCGGTGCCGGTACCAGTCCGTGTGTACCTGCCGCATTAGCTGTTGCACCCTTGAAGTCAGAGTAGGTCGTGTTTGATGCCGGGATGCCTAAGCCTGTGATATCTGTCTTAGTAACTGGTGTTATACTAGATACGTGTCCGGTTGCATCCACGGTCACTTTGTACAGTCCGTTTGTTTTCGCCGTATAACTCGGATGCACATATTTGTTCGCACCGGTTTCGATTCCTGTCAGTTTGTTCTTCTCTGCTGTCGTGTAATCGTTCGTAGACAGTCCTTTACCGTTTACTTTGTCCACTTTTCCTGACAATGCTGTTTTAATCTTGCTCCAGAGATAAGTCAAACCCGCTGTATCCAAAAATTTTGCCATAATGTTTTTCTTCCTTTCTTTTAACTGTAAATGCAGATCTCATCAATCTGCCCATTCGTTATCGCCGTTACTGTTGTATACTTCACACGCCCCTGCCCTGCCTGCAGCTGTTGCTGTGTGTATGTTAATGCCGTACCGCCAAGCGTGACCTTGCTGTTTGCCGGTTTTAACAGGTCTGTCACCTTCTTGGTGATCTGCAGTTGCTGCTGTATGTTGTACGTGGGTGCTGCACAAAAAACCTTCTCACCGATCCGCAGCATATCCACATCATAACCGGCATCCGACAGGTCGATTGCAGATAATTCTGTTACCAGATTTGCCCCGTTGATCTTTTTAAACGCCTTTTCGCCTTCTTCTTTCAGCTTCGTTGGATCCTGTATTTCGGAAAACTCCACGGTCTTCGTGATGATGCCGTATTCTTTCACGGCTGCCGCGTCTTCCAGGTAATCCTTGCCACCGTTTACATTTGCGATTGTGACCGGCCATTCGTTGTTTGACGTCGATGACCCGATCGGGATCAGACGCGTTGCAAGGTCATCCGTCTTGACGTTCTTGGTAACATCAATTATGTTCTTCCCCTGCCGTATATCCTGGCCGCCTGCCTGTTCATATTCTGCCAGGTAATCAATATAGTGCACACCGCCGACGGTTCGTGTTCGGATATACCCGCCGCTTTCTGTGACGAGTTCATCCAGAATGTCCCTCGTGGTGCTGTAATCGTTCCGCTCCCGGTCTGCCGCTTCCCCGGTAATAGTCACCTGACCGATCAGGAACTGCTTGAAATCATCCACCTGTTCGTTGTGTTTCTTAACCAGCCACTTGAAATAATTTCCTGGCGTTGTCTTTCCCGGTACATCCGTGCCGGTCTTGTGGAATGGACGGATGATGCTGTCCTGGAAGAATACCAGGTCGCCTTCTGTCTGGATCTCCATCTCAATGTTCCTGTCTTCGACGGTGTTCATCACAACGCCCCGGTAGATCGTCTTCTCACTGCCCGTCAGGTCGAACCGGATTACTTCCAGCATGGACTTTCGCCGCAGGACGGATGCCGTAAGCGGATGGTCCAGGACGATCGAGACATCACAGGAACCGTTTTTGTTGACTTCCTGAGTCAGTGCCCCTTCCGTAATGCAGCGGCCTCTTATCCACGGATGGTACAGGTAGGAACCATCCAGCGTGATCTTATACATTAGAACCTGCCCCCTCTGTATTCTACGGAAACCGTGCCGCCATCCCCTTTAAACTGCATGGTATGGATGCCCTCTGTGATCAGGATATCAGGCACCGTACTGTGCCCTTTTGGGATCTGGTAGCTTTTTCCGTCATATGTCACTGTGACCGCCGCCGAAGCTTCAAAAACACACCCCGTCGGCATCACATCCCCTACGACCGTGATTTCACCCGGTACCGGGATGTTTTTATAGTCTCTGATGATATCCGTTTCAAAATTGAAGCTGTCCCATTCCCAGTCATCCAGTGACGTTTTCCGTGCCAGCTTGTACGGCTCTGCATCCAGCGTGACTACGATCTGGCTGTAATGCTGGTTGAGCTTGCTGCTGTCCACGCTTACCCTGGCATCGTAATAATAGCCGTCATCCCCGAAGATGACCGGGAGCCGCCTGCCGTGCAGTTTCCCGCGGATGTCACTGGCTTTTGACAGCCAGGTGCTGTAAGTCCCGTCCTTGAAGTCGAACGTCAGCTTATGTGTTGCATTGTCGTACACTGGGAAACCAGTAATGGCTTCCGTCAAGTCCAGTGCACCGTTCCTGCCGGGGATGGTCACGGTACTTTTCCGGACGGACGGCGTACCAATGTCCACACCCAACAGTTTCAGCCCAAAATCGCCCATTTTATACTTTCCGATCTGTACATCCATCAGCTTCCCCTCCTCTGCCGGTTCCGTATTGTGTTCATGTTTTCATTGACGTAGGGTGTGACCGCCTTGCCCACCGTCCTTCCATCCAGGTCGACCGTGGTATGCAGCTCTGCCTGTAACTGTATTGTCTGGTTGCTTGCCGCTTCTAATAGTTTCCCTATCGATGCATTGCCTGCATTTGAAACGGTTATGAAATTGCCTAATTGATTAACCGTCTGCTCGAACCGGTCCAAGGATGCCAACAGCTTCGGATCCAGCTTTTGTAATGCTGCCTTTTTCTGTTCAGTATCCTCGAATGGTGTCGGGAGTGCTTCCAGTACTTTGCCCACCTCAGACAGTCGTCCTTTTTTTGCCAGCTTCTGTATTTTTTTCTTACTTGCCGCATTTGCTTTCAGGGTTTCCAGATCCAGCTCAGAATCATCGGTGCCCTTTGCCTTCTTTTTCTTTGCCGTTGTCTTGCCCGAAGTTGTGGTACCCTTTGCATTTGTTGACGTTTTCGTGCTTTTCGCGGATTTATTTGATTTTCCAAGCTCAAACGCTTTTTTAAACGCTTCGATCATATCCTTTGCAATGCCCCGCATGGATTTTTTCAGCGTTTCTTTTTCGCCATTCAGGCTCTTGATCAGGCTCTTGGTGATCTTCTTTCCGGCTTCTTCGGCTGCTTCCTGTGCGGTCTTGGCTGCCTCTTCCACTTCTTTTGTCCATCCGGCTTTTGTGTCTGTCAGACGCTGTTCGAAAAATTCCTTGCTGTAGGTTTTGGACGAACTCTGCAGCTGTTCCCATTTCTCCTTGTACGCCGCCAGTTCTTCCGCTGACATTGCGTTCAGGTGCTCCACGAAGTTGTCTGCCTCGTTCAGGCCCATGCCAAGGATCTGGTCCATCAGGCTTTCCGGTATCTTGTCCTTGAGCTTTTTCAGACCTTCCTGGTACCGCTCGACTTGTGTCAGCTGGGTGTCCAGGTCATACATATTGGCCGGCTCTGACATCTTCTTTTTCATGTCGTCCCGAAATGATATGATCTGGTCGTAAGCCTTCTGGTATTTGTCTGCGATCTCGTCCAGCTTCTTGTCTAAGTCGTCTTCGATCTTACTGTAAGCTTTCTCTGTCCCTTCTTTCAGGGCATCCATGAACGTTGATGTGTATTTGTTGGCATAGTTCTTGATCTTTTTGGCGTTCTTCCGGAGCTTTTTTGCTTCTTCCTGGAGCTTTTTCTTCTGCGTTGCATCCGTGGTGTTGCCCGCCTCTGTTTTCTTGTCTTCGGCCAGTTTTTCGTATTTTTTTACAACCTTATCCACATAGCCGTCAATCTTGTTATCCAGCTTGGAAACCAGGAGTTCCTGACGCTTGTCAAGCCCGCTGGTGATGGATTCCATGATTGCAGACGCCGCATCGGAATAACCGCCCTTTGCCGCATCCACTTCACCGGCTGCCTTGACAGCTTCCTCGGACATCTTTTTCATGGTCTTTTTCAGCTTCGGGACTTCGGCTTCAATGCCCTTGATCACACCTCCGACGATGTGTTTACCGATCTCGTCCTTGAAAACCTTGGACAGTGAATGGATCTCAAGTGTATCCTTTGCGGTTTCCAGTGATGAGTCCGCCATAGCTACAACACTGTAATTTACTATTTTTTCACCGCGTTCAACTCCGACTGCGGCACCCTCAGCCATGCTGAGTCCGATTTCATCACGCCATACATGGGACGGGCTGTTCTTTTTTATTTTTTTCTCCGCTTCATTTACAGCCGATTGGAGGACGCTGTTTACCGCATTCTGTACAAAAGGTGATCCCCTGTTGATTCCAACTGCAACACCTTCTGACATGCTCTGGCCAACACTTTCGAAAGAACTTCGGTAAGTCCTTGCCGTGTCTGCTGCTTTTTTCATGGAATCCCCAGCCGCCTGTGACACCTGCCCGGAATTCTGCTGGATTCCGTCCGCTGTTGCTTTCTGCGACTCTCTTCCGGCTTCCTCTCCGCCTTTTTTAGCCGCCTCCGTAACTTCTTTCTGGCCGGATTCAATCCCGCTTTTTGCCTTTTCTGTATGTTCCTTGCCGCTCTTCTCTCCGGCTTCGCCTGCTTTCTGGGCAATTTCCTGCCCTGCATTCTCCCAGTTCGCAGATATCGCTGACAGTTCCTCTTTAGATGCCTCCACTGCTTCGCCACTTGTTGCCGAAAAACTCCGTGCATATTCCTCTAACTGTGGTTTTGTCATTTCCGTACATGCTTTGACGAGATTTGCACTCTGCGGCCCCAACTCTAACAAGTGGTCATACAATTCTTTGGTCATACCGTCACCGGCACGGCCTGCGAGGGTTTTCATATTCTGAACCCACTGATTCGCAGCATTTTCTGAGCTGTGCATATGTTTTATTATATCTTCAGCAGAAATTTCTTTGTCGCCTGAAAATTCCTCATACTCATTCACAATGCCTTTCAGGCTGTTCTGGATGGACGTTTTCATGCCCTCATAGGCTTGCTTGACCTCGTCAGACATTTCTGTTGCGGAGTCTGATACGCCCTGGTTTGATTCTTCAACAGCAGTTTTATACTCGTAAGCTTTCTCCGCTATTTTGTTGTATCTTTCATCTGCTTCCGAAGTTGTCCCCTGTAAGCCGGCAACGACTTCTTCCTGTTCTTTTATCTGGCCGTTCAGGGCGTTCAGCTGCAATGCATATTTGTCAACCGGTTCACCGGCTGCTGCGTAACTGCTCGCCATTTCCTGCACGGATTCCGTGCCGTCCTGTATCGCAGCGTTATGTTCATTGATTTTCTTTACTGCCTGTGACCGCAGGTCGTTGAGCACTTCTTCCGCTTCTGACAGCTGGATCTGTGCCTCTGCCAGATCAGAAGCCGCCTTGTTTGCCTGTTCCTGATAAGCATTTGCAAGTGCCTGCTGCTTCATGGAATCGATCACGGCATCCACTGCGGATTTCTCCCTGTTCAGTGCCCCGGTTGTTTCATCAATGGAAAGCCCAAGCTCCGGCATTGCCCCGTTGAGCTGGTCGACGATCGTGTTCATCTGTGCTTTGTCTGAGGCTGTTTTATTTGTTTTATCCGCCAGCTCGTAGAGTTTGTCCGCAAGGTTCTGGTAGGTAGCCGCTTCTGTTTTCGCACTTTTGATGCTTTCTTTTCTCTCTTTCGCATGCTCTTCCATGCTGTCTTTCAGCTCATCGTAAGAATCCTTGCACTGATCGATCGCCTTCCGGTTCTTTACTGACTCCGATGTCCGGTCTTTCATGACCGCACCGAATGCAACGGCCGCCGCTGTAAGGGCTGTAAGGGCTGTAAGGGCTACTGCCACCGCACCGACTGGATTCGCAAGAAGTGCCACTGCAAATGCGTCAAATGCTTTTTGTACCTGCTGAACGACCAGCAACCCGACCAGTGCCGCTGCCAGCACTGCAAGGGCTGCCGCCAGTGCCGTGACTGCCGCCACAACTTCCGGGTGTTCCTTGACAAACTCCGTTGCCCATTCCATCGCATCTGCCCCGCTCTGCTGGAGTTCCATCAGCACCGGTGCAAGCTCATCACCGATCGCTATCTTCAGGTTCTCGATGGCGTTCTGGAAACGCTGCTGAGCAAATTCCCCGGTTTCTGACATCTTCTCAAATGCAGTGGTTGCCGCCCCGGTGCTTCCTTCCATGGACTGCACCAGACTGTTGTATTTGGATGTTCCACTGTTCAGGATGGATAACATACCAACACCGGCCTCGGAACTCGACCACATGTTGTTGAACGCGGTCGTGTCACCGTCCACACTGTCGGCCAGTACCTGCAGCACATCTCCAAGTGAATTGCCCTCTGTCATCAATTCCGCGAAAGTCTTGCCGGTCTGCTTCTTGAGCGTTGATCCAACAACGGAACTTGTGCTTCCAAGCTCATTCAGTGCCGCCTTGACGTAGGTCGTTGCCTGTGCGGTCTGCGTACCGTTGGCGGTCAGCAATGCGTAGCTGGCTGCCAGGTCTTCCAGGTTCATGTTGTACGCCGCCGCCAGTGGGATGACCATGCCCATGCTGGAACCTAACTGTGCAACGGATGTTTTTCCTAAGTTCTGCGTTGTGATCAGAACGTCTGAGATCTTCGAAGCATCATCCGCCGACATGCCATAGGCATTGATGGCGGTCGTCAGGATGTCCACGGCGGTCGTGGTGTCGGAAAATCCACCAACAGCCAACTTATTCGCTGTGCCGACAAAATCAACTGCACTCTCGGTCGCTACCGATGCTGAAATAGCCTGATAGGTCGCTTCTGCCAGTTCCCCGACACTCTTACCGGTCTCGCTGGACAATGCCAGGATCTCGTTTCGCATATCACCAAGCGGCTTCTGTGATTCGTCTGCGATCGTGCCAACCTTCGCCATCGCCGTCTCAAACTCCATGCTTGCCTGTGTGCAGTCCATGAGTGCGTCCGTGATCGCCTTGACAGATGCAGTTACCCCGGCAGCCAGCAGAGCCTGTGCAAGGGCATCAATGGCTGTACTTGCCTGGTCTGTCCCTTCCTCGAACCCGTCCCCGATGCTGTCGCCTATGTCAGAGGCACTGTCTCCCACGTCTTTTGCCGCATCCGAAACGCTGTCCACAACGTCCGACATGGCATCCTCTACTGCTTCCGCTGCACTCTCGCCTGCTTCTTCCACAGATTCCACAATGTTGTCCACAGCGTCCTGCACGGACTCTGCGGCATCCTGTCCGGCATCTTCCGCCGCATCTGTAACCGCATCCGCCGCATCTTCTGCTGCGTCCTGCACATCTTCCAGTGCATTTTCCACCTGCTTTGCCGCTTTTTCTGCGTCTTTCCCTGCTTCCTCTGCCGCCTGGGAAACGGCCTGCTCTGCCTGTTTTGCCGCGTCCTGTGCATCGGAGGCAGTCTGCTGCGTTGCACCCTTCGCTGCCTGCTCGATCCGCTTTAAGCCTTTCTGAAATCCACTCTCGTCGATCTCAGTGTCAAATCTTAGTGTTCCGTCTGCCATTTCCTGCCTCCCATCTTCTTATCAGTCTCCCCACATCGCAGCCGCGAACAGGTCACCGATCTGTTCCTCATCCCGCTCGTCTTCCAGGGATATTGCCCGCTGGATCTTCTGGATCCGCTGGCGTTCCTGTTTGTCCCTGATCTTTCCGGCATCGATCGAACGGTAGCCGATGCGGGTTTTCGTGCCGGAATCATCCGGCAGGCCTTCCAGCAGCATCTGGAACTTCTGCCAGTGCAGATATTTACAGGCCAGCAGGTCAATGCCGTAATAGTTCCGGAAATCGCTGACAATATACGGTGCATCCTTCTCATAGCTGAACGTCTGTTTTCCACTGCATCCACACTCTTTTTCCTTTTCTGATGACCGGATGCCGGCAATGAAATCCGTGACTGCCTGGACGGCCCCCTGGATGTCCGGCGGAATCTCTTTTTTGTATAACCGCAGGATCAGAAAGATCCGGCTGCCCGGCTCCCCTGCCTGCTTCACTTCCCCGATCAGCTTCAGCACTGCCCGGAAGTCCGTCTTGACCGGGTACAGGACGCCCCCAACCTCAACGCTTTTCGGCAGTGGTTCATATAATGGGTTCACAGGTCATCAGCCTACGGTCGGCTTTTCCAGGAACGTGCAGCTCTTGCCGTCTGCCGCAACCTTGGCATAGCCCTTGACCGGTTCGGACTTCACGCCGAACGACCCGGAATACTGCAGTGCATCGGTTCCGTCACCGGATGCATCCGGGAGGATGGAGAACTCACGTTTTCTTGCCACGAATTCATCCTCTTTGGTCGCTTCGCCCTTGTCGAAGAAATCCACGACCACGATGTTCCTGGTCTCCCCGGTCAGCTCGTCATCGTGCACGGATGCGATGTCCATCAGGATCGGGTTGTTCTCGTGCATGTCGAAGTTATAGGACCATGAGGTGCCGTAACCGGTCACGTCGCTGTCGCTGGAATCCTTGTCCACGTACTGGCGTTCATAGGTGGTCGGGTTCTTGGACTCTGAAAGTGTCGTGAACTTCTCCATACGGGTAAATTCTGTTGGCTCTGCCCCATCGCTGGCCGGTACGCCGTAGAAGGACACCCTGCCGGTTCTCTTGACTAATTTCGTTTTATTATTTTTTTCTGCCATAATTTAAGCCTCCTGTTCATAAATTAAGCGGCACTCGATACGATACGTAGCAAGATTAGCTTCGGCATCGTACAGGTAACCGCTGTTTAATGTTTCAACTGCTGTTGCATGTTGTTTTTCGTTTGCCAGTTCCGGAAGTTCCCCATTGTCCGAGGACTCTTCCAGCCACTCCTGAAGCTCCTGGTAGAAGCCGCTGTTCTCGATATTCACCCTGGCGTCCTCGTCATAAACTTCCTTGGAACAGACCGCAAACTGGTACTGTTTCTTTTTCCCGCCATCCACATATTTCTGGATCACCGGGTCACATGGGAGCGGGTCGATGGAATAACTCATCTCCTCCCCCAGGTAATCCACGTTGACCCGGCCGTCATGTAAAAACGGACAGGTCAGGAAGAATGTGCGGATGCTCTCGATGATGCTACTTTCCGCATGCAATTTTACCCGCCTCCTTCTGGATACTGTCCTTGTGCCGGTTCTTCATACGTTCGAACCATTTGGACTGCTTTTTGTGCTCATAGTACTGTCTTCTGGCATATGGTGTGGACTGCACGATCAGACCGGAACCGGTAACCGTGCCAAGCGTTGCCGCTTCCCTCAGTACACCGCTCCGGAACGGTGTTTCCGGTTCCATACGGTCTATACATGTCTGATCCACGTAGGTCTGTGCCCTGGCAAGATTTCCGTTAAGCCTTGCTGCAAGCCCGGCATCCCATTCTAGGCTTGCTGTGAATCCGCCGCTGCCATGTCCGCTGTAACGGACGTCCTGCGGCTGCCGGATCTGGAACGTTTTCCTGGTCTCTGCCATCATGCACCCCCTGTCACCTTGATGTGCGGATTGCCGCCATACCGGTTGTAGTTTGCCGCCGACACCTTGAAGTGTTCTGTGCCGGCCAGGTCTTTCGCCGTCTTCATCTGCACGCTGCACTGCCCTTTTACCAGGTAATCATCCTTTTTGACCAGGACTGTTATATCCGGTATGCGGACCGTATAGGCATCCGCGGTCTTCCTGCCTTCCGTGGTGACACTGGACTGTTCTGCCTCATACCACCAAATAGCCGGGATGTATGTACACCCCCATTCATCCAGACGGGTAACTGGATTATAACGGCGGTGGTAGAGGGTTGCGTCAGTGTTGGTCAGCATTTCAGGCTCCTGCTGAGCAGACCGGTATGGAGCAGGTAACGCCTGCAGATCTGGTACATCTTCTGTCCAAGCAGAGCTGTCCAATCTGTTCCGTCCGACACTTCCGTCACGTAGGTGACAGAATACCCGTCTGTCGTTTCGGACTTCTTAACCTGCCCGTCATCCTTATAGCACACATCAAAGACCGCTTCTGTCATTTCACAGGTACAGTCCTTTAATCCAGGCACGGTTTCCGGATCGGTGATCCGGTTCAGTGTGTACTGGTCAATATAGCTTTCTGCAATGCGTCTGCATTTTTTGAAATCTGCTTCTTTTTCGATACCGCCTTCGTATTCATCCCGGTAATATCCAAACTCTGTGTAGTGTGCCATGCTTCACCACCTCTGTGTTCTTTTCATTCTGCTGGTGCAAGGACTGCAAACGGACAACGTTTTGCCTTGTCTTTCTGCTGAGAATTGACCGGGTTCGGGATCTCCCAGCCCAGACGCATAACTGCACGCAGTGCCACCATGTCGTTCTGCATCAGGTTATAAGCGATCGTGCCGTCTGTATTCTGGACAACACCCTCGGTGAAGAGTTTGAATGTAATGTCCTGACGCATCGCATAAACCAGCTGCGAGAAATCGCCTGTGATGATCTGTGCTTTCGTTTTATCGAAAGTTCCGTTGTTCGGGAAATACATACCGGAACCGTCCAGCGTGTAATTTGTGCCGGACTGCATATCGGTTTTGAAAATTGGCTGTCCGGTCGTATCTTTCAGACCTCTGAGTTTCGCCCTTACGGAAATATCTGCAACGTGTCCGTTCACAAAATAGCCGGACTGTTCTACCTTTGCAATGACACCATCCTCACCCATGATATCCGCATACAGGTCAGCCGTTGTTTTTACAACGCTTCCGGCTTTCGTTGCGGTTGCTACCAGGTCATCCCTCCAGGATGCCGGTTTTTCAACTCCAAAAAGTACTGCACCGTCAATCACCTTTCCAAAAGCTTCCTGTACCCTCGGTCTTACCTCGCCCCAGATATCGTAGTCTGCGTCTTCCAGAACTGCTTCCGGGATCGGTACAATGACTGCAATTTCTTCCGCAGTGATGTATTTCTTATCCCATGACATCTTTGTGGTCTGTTTCTGTCCGTTGTCCCCATTCACAAAATATGCCATCGGGAGCATGTCCAGTACCGGCATGCGGTGCTTGTTGGAACTCATGTTCGGCAGTCTTCTGCCCATTCTCAGTACTGCTGATTCTGATACAACGCCCTGGATGATCTCCCTTGCATACTGCTCCGGGATCAGGGATTCTGCACCGCTGCGGTCGATCAGGGATGCATCTAAATCAAACAGTCTTAAATTCATTCTTTTTCTCATCTTCTTGCCGCCTTTCTGATTAAGGAATTAACAAAATCATTGGTATTGTTTCCGGCTGTGCCTCCGGATCCTGCCGCCCCATTCTGTTTTGTCTGTGTGTTCACACGATAACCGCCACCTGCATAATGCGGGTTATCTTTCAGAAACGCTTTTAAAGCTGTTTTGAAATCGGTCTTGTCATCCACTTTCTTCGATACCTCAAACAACACAAAATCTGTGTACTTTGCATCTACACCGTTTTCTTTCAGGATGTCTTTCTGTTTGTACGATTCCAGTTCTTTTTTTGCGTCATCGCGTTCTTTTTCGATGGCAGCCACATCCGGCTTACTCGCCTGTCTCTTTGCTTTGAAATCACTGATTGCTGTCGTGATTTCTTCCTCCGTCATGCCCTGGCGTCTGAAATAATTGGCAAGTGCCGCACGTTCCGCTTTGCCTGCCCTTGCGTTTGCAATCTCTTCCGCCTGTTCATAACTATATGTTGCCCCGGCGTTTCCCGTATGGCCGCCGTCTCCATTCCCGGCACCGTCACCCTGTCCAGCAGAGCCGGCTCCTCCTGCATTGCCGTCCTCAAAGAGCCTTAAATTCATTTTTTTATACATTGTGTTTTCCTCCTTCGAGATTTTCCCAAGCTTTTAACGCCTTCATGTTTTGGGCATAAGAAAAGCACCTCACAGGGTGCCCGTTACTGAAACTGTATGCAGTTGTATTCCCGGTTGATCTCCGTGATTCCAAGAAACCACGAATCCATCAACAGCTTTCCCTGTTCTGACAGGCGATCCCACCGGATGTCTGCATCTCCACTGCTTAATTCCGCCCGTATCTTGTCCTGCGTCAGATCATGCAGTGAATTGACCAGGTTGCAGGTCAGTGCGGATACCGCCGCACATGCACGGTCAGCACCGCTCTCGGAATGTGTCCCGGCGTGACCGGTCATCCGGATACTGTGCTCCGTCATTTTAATGGTTATCATGCTTTTCTCACCGCCTTCCTACGGATAACCGTCTGCCGTTGAACTGTAGCGTGTCGCCAATCTGTGCCACTTCATCGCCAATCTTCACCCCCTTCAGCTCTGCGTGTCCGTCAATGTCCCGGTATAATAATTTGACCGTTTTGTAATTGATCCGGCTCGCCAGCCAGTTCGGTGCAAGCCTGTCCGCGTCTTTTGTGACGGTGTAGTGCTCTATCATTCCACAAACATCCAGTCATCTGCCAGCATATCAGCCTGCGAAGCGAGCCACTCTACGCAGATATTATTCTGTGCTGTTTTCATACACACGGAACTTGCACACTGGAAGTCCCCAGAAGAAAAACAAGAAGTTAAGTCCTGTCCATCCGCAAGAAACAGATACATTCCTTTACCGTTCCAGCCTTTTCTTGCAACCTTTTTCCCTTTCTTCAATGCTTCAATAGCAAGTCCAAATGGCATATTGTCGCATCTTCTATATGCTTCCTCAAACTGCTTTAATGGTGTCCAACTCTCGTATCCATCTGAATATTTAACCAGATACCCTTTTTCTGTCGGTTCTTCATCTACAGGAATCTGCCATCCTCTATACTTATTATAATCCCCTCTTGTCATAGGCTCTGCTTTTATAATTTTGGTTCCAATGTATCTTTTCATGTTCTTATCCTCGCTTTCTTAATCTAATATTGATTTATTTAATGCTTCCACCAGTTCCCTCTCACGTTCTGAAAGTTCATAACAGATGGCATCCTCTGCCTGCTTTCTGGCATTTTCTGCTGCCTGCTTTTCTGCGTTCTGCTTCCTGGCTGCCGCCTGGTCTGACAGCAGAAGCCCTGCCCCGTAAATCTCTTTTTTCATGGATCTTTGGGCGTCCAGGCTTCGCACAAGCTGGCATTCTTCACGCCTTACCCTGAAATGTACGCCGTAGTGTGCCATTTTCTGCATCATGGCAGCGGTGACGATATGATCCGGATAATCATACTTTGACAATTTCCGTGTCTTTTCCTGCTTCAGCTTTTCCACTGTATCATTCACCAGCTTTGTCAGCTCCGGTGATGTCTCCGCTACCGTTTCCGGTTCGAAGCTGGTAATAAACGATGTTCTCACAGTTGCCCCGTTTTCGTACACGATCGAACAGTCACACACAATGTGGTTCATTCTGTCCCAGGTAGTCTTGCCGGATAATGCCGTGAGTGACGGGGCAAACAAAAAGAACGGGATGCCCCGTTCCAGATAAAATTCACATATGTTTTTCAGGATGGAAAAAGGTGGGTTGTCCACCACCACACATCCCGGCGGATATTCGTCTTTTTCGTAATCGCCGCCTGGCCAGAATGGGCGAATCACGTTCTCAGGATCAATATTGTAACGTTTGCACACCCAGTCCTTTATGACTTCGTATATCTCCGATGGTGTATAGCAGTCGTCTGTCGTTTTCTTCGGTTTGAATTTCTCGACAAATTCTTCATAGGTTTTACTTTTTATATTTCTCACCTCCCTGCAAAATGGGTACAAAAATAGCACGCATCTCTGCGTGCTGTATACCTGTATCTTTACTTTTTAATCATCATAGCTTTTCAGCTTCCACAATTCCACTTTTGAACGGATAAATGCGATATCTTTCTCCAGAAGTTCTCTTTCTTCCGGCGTGATGTCGTTGTATTTTCCCATCTCATAGCGTGGGATATGATACGACAACTGCTCCAGTACTCTCTCCTCCAGAATGTCGTGCTCTACTTCATAAGCTCCAATAGAAATGATCCAGAGTGCTTCTGATGTACCGACAAGCAGATCGTTATCTTCGTCCGTCATTCTATCCGTAACTTGTCTTGCTGTCCAACCATGATTTTTGATGTAACGCATAGCATCTTCAACGCCTTCTTTATATTCCTGATATGTAAGATCATCTTCTGCTCTCATGTTACCTACCTCGTTCTTCCTGCCCATGGCTTGTTTTTATTTTTTTCTGCCTGCTTCTTCGCATTCGATACTGCATTTACCTTGACATTTGGAAAGTTCTCTTTAAACTGCTGCATAACTCCTCGACAGCTTTCGCACATACAGCGTTCTGACAACAAGTTAAGTGTATGTTCTTTTCCATCTCCTGCAACTGATGCTGCATATTCAAACAGTTTCGCTTCACTATCACCAAATCTGTCATGATTTCCCACAACCGTTGTTTTAAATTTAGGCGATTTTGTTTGTAAAACAAGAGTTGTTTTGTCTCCTTTAAAATTGGTATATGCTGAATCTCCTTCTTCATCCAACTGACTATTTCCAAACTTTGTAACGCCGTCAAATTCCATAACTGCAATATTACCTTTTCTTTTTGCAGTTCCAGTGAAAAGCTCTGTCTTCGTCTGAAATGCTTTCTGATCCAGTTCGTAAATCTTGGATGGGGACATTTCACCGGAATCAACATCGTACAGTCTTACAACCGAATATCTATGCTGTAGTTCGTCCCACTTCTCAGGATCATTATACTTCATCTGCCTGAAATCCGCAAGACTTCCGGCATCTTCTTTCAGCACTTCCTTGTACCGTTTGTACTGGTTCGAATCAATCTTTGCGTTTCGTATCATCTCCGGTGTATAGCGTGCGTTCTGCTGTTTCGTGTTGGTCGCTACCTTGCCCAGTCCATCCTGATAGATTCGTTCACGCTGTTCCACAAGTCCCATTTTCTTGCTAAACTGCTTATACTCGTTCAGCTGTCCCTGGTACTTTGCTTTTTCCAGCATGATGTCATCCTTGTCAGCTCCTGCCTCTTCTAACAGCCGAATCTTCTGACGCTGGGCACGCATGGCGGTTTCCATCTTCCTCTGCTGCTGTGTCTGTTCGTAAGCATTGAGCTGCTTGCCGTTCCATTCTTTTGTCTGGGCTTCTCTTTTGTTCTGCTCTTCCAGCCAGTCATCCGGATAGAGACGTTCGGAAACGCCAGGAATGAACGGGTGGAACGTATGCCGGCAGTTGGCACCACACAATCCTGTGACGGTTCCGTATCCGCAGACCGTCCCTAATTCCTTCTTGCTGAACACCCTGCCCTGCCATGTCTGGTGATCTGGTCTTGCACATGGGTGCCAGGACACTTCAAAATACTCTGTATCGAGTTTTTCTGCGTTGTGCTCACTGACCTGTGCCGTGATCTGGTTCACGCCCGTAATGACGGCTCTGCGTGCTGCCACGTCTGCCCGGTTCGTATGCCCGGAAGCATAATCCACCACCCTCAGCCCGCTGTTCGTCATCTGGGTGACGACTTTCCGGATCGCCGAGTTGTAGTCTGTGCCGCCCGTCACAACGTCCTGGATGGCCGTGTCCACGTATTTCTGGTAGTACTCGGCAAATGGTGTGAACACCCGCTTCCCTGCCATCAGGACTGAAAATCCGTAGCTCTGTGCCATATTAACGAGCGTGTCTTTTGTCTGCTTCCTGGCTGCCTCTGTGATCTGTCGCAGCCACTTGTTGTCCTCCGGCGTCAGGAAATCATCATTGACCTGTTCATAGATCTCCCGGTTACGGACATATTCCCATTCCGCTACCTTGTCATACATCTCAAACATTTCCGGCCAGGTTGCCCCCAGTGCCTCCTTGATGATCCGCTCCACCTCTTCCCGGGACTTGCCCATCTCGATCAGGCGGTTGATCTGGTAGTCTGCCGTTGATGTGATCTCACCGGCCTTTTTTATCCTGCGGATAACATCTTCCATGATACGCCTCTCGGCTTCCCTCCAGATCTTCTCAGCCTGCAGCCCCATCCGCTGCACATCCGGTGCGGTTCTCTCCTCTGCCATGACATCACTCCATCACGTTGTTCTGCACTGGCAGGTTCTTTCTGGCCTGTTCCAGTGTTTCGCCGAACCATTTTGCCCGGTACTCATCTACCCCCATGGCTCCCATGGAGACATCCTGCCGGTCTCTCTGGCGTTCTGCCTCCTTATCCTCGATAATCGAATCATCGAAGTTGATTGTGACTTCTACGTCCTCTTTCAGTGGTTCACCGAGGGTAATACCAAGACGGATGATGATGCGGATCAGTTCTTCCAGGGCACTCTGCAGCACGATTTCATGCTTGCACAGACTCCGGTACATATCACTGTTTTCCGAAATCACCTGCGTTGCCGTTGCGACCGTACCTTTCTCGAACTTATAGCGTTCTGTTCCGAACCCGCATTTCATAGACAGATAATTCAGGTCATCATTCAATGCCTTGCTGTGCTGCTCTGTGCGAAGCTCCATGTTGACCTCATAGATCGGGTTTGTGTCTTTCAAGGTTTCTTCCGGCAGGCTATAGAATACCGTGTCATTCTCATCAAAGACCTTGTTGCCGTTCTCATCCGTCAGCATCTCCGGAGCCACAAAAATCCTCTTACGTCCAAGCCCGAACTCGTTGGCATAAGAATCATATTCTGTGTCGATCTTCCGCAGTATGTCGATGCTGTTCGCAAAAAGACTGATACCCATTGGGTTCTCCTCGTCTTCCATATCGGCATTGTTGACCATGTTCAGCCTGTCGATCACAAATTGCGGCTCTGCTGATCCTGTCTCGATCTCTTCCGGAAGCCCGGCAAAGATTGGAACCTCCTGCCACTCTTCTTCGGTAAGCTCCTGCCCGCAGGTCGAACCTGCCGTCACCAGCAGTACGGTATTTTCAATGCGGTAATTTCCATCCCCGCCGACCTTGTGATGCTGCAAGTGCAGATATCTCTTTGTGCAATAGGTTTTCGGAAATGCAAATATTACTTCCTGAATCTTTCCGTTTTCCCAACTGACCGGGAAGATATTTTTTGCAGTCACATAATTGATCTTGATTCTTCCGCCGGTCACTTCGCCCAGCAGACCGCTCTGCAAGTCCTCGATACACGGAACATAGGCAACGGTTCCAGAGCACGCCTTTCGTTCCTGGTATTCATTTCCAAGTGTGTCAAAATGGTTGTCCTGCAAGATCTGACGAACAAATGCATCCGTTCTCTGGTCATCCAGTACGATCGTCACACGTTCGTTCAGCAGCAGATCTGCCATATCCTCACAGACTTTCTTCGCCATGCCGAGGCTGTGACGCTTGCATCTGCTATAGCATCCCCTGCCGGTATACACACGGTAGAAAGTGAACCGTTTCACATTTCCGTTGTACCAGCTCTCCCACTCCGCTATTTTTCCGTAAAAAGAAGAAGGGAGCGTATTGATTCCCTTCTTTCGAAAATATTGAAAAATATTCAATTTCTGTCCTCCCTTTCTTCCTTTGGCAGGAACCGCTTCACCCTGTTCCAGAGCCCCATGACCAGATACCTCAGGGCATCGAGGCAATGGTCGTGCTCTTTTACCGGTACTTCTCTGCCCTTTTCTAATAGTTTCCTGTCGTATTCATATAAGCCAAATTCTTCGATCAAGTGCTTCTGCTCCGGCGATATCCGCAAAATCCCATAAGTCAGCAGTTTCTGAACCCTGGCAATCCCAAGTGCGACCTCATTCTGTGCATCCTTGAAATGTATGGCCAGGCCTCTCTGTCGGCAGGTTCTCTTGATTTCTTCCTGCAGTCCCCGTGCCGATGGGTCTAAGTACAGGTAGAAGATGTTGCAACCATATGCCTCTTGCAGGGATTCCACAAAGTCTGCAAAATCAGCCGCATACTCTGATGGTGATTTCTGCTTTCCGGTTTCCCTGCCCGAATGGTAGTACTCCTGTAAGCCATCCAGACGGCATTGATATTCGTTGATACCGCAGGCCTGATAGGTCGTTGCGTTCTGCTGTCCGTAGTCTGCCCCGATGCCGATCAGGTTATATTTCTGTCCTTCTTCCGGCCTGCCTTTGTGCCGTCCGGAAAACATATAATAAATCAGTTCATCAACGCCGATACACTCTCCCAGCCATACCCAGCTGTATTGTTTTTTATCCAGACGCATCATGGTCTCGGCAGTCTCGATCAGGTCACGCCCCAGCCATTCTTCCGGTACATCCCTGTAATCTGTGTGAATGTGGATGCAGTCCGGGCGTTCTTCCATCTTCTTCAGCCATTCCATGATCGGGGCATTCGGGTTCTTGGGTGGATTGAACAGGTAGATCATCTGAAACCCGGAACTGTTGCCGCGGATGAACGTTGCTTCAATGTTCTGCAGTTCATCTTCTCCTTCACCGTCCTCAAAAAACTCTGTCAGCTCGTCCAGGATGACCAGTTTGATCGGCTTGTCCTCATCAATGATACCTTTGGTATCGTCAATGCCATCTGATCCGGAAAAGTATATGGTCGAACCGTTCTTCCGGTAGCTAATCTCCATCGGTGACTTTGTGATCCGAAAGCGGTTCTTCGGTATTTGCAGTCTGCCAATTCCACGACGCATTTCTTTATACACCGTTTTTCGCAGTTTGTTGTGATGCTTTCGCAGCACCACTACTGAACCATGACTGTCCGCTATGATTTGATAGTTGGCACGGATCGCCACAAAACTGGATTTCGTACCGGCTCGCCCCGATGTCAGGATAATGTGCCTGTACTTCCTGTCATTGAACACCGGCAGATACTTCGGGATCACAATATCAGATATCCGTACCTGTTTCTTTTGGTGCATCATTGATAATCTCCACCCCGTCTTCCTGGTCTTCGTTTCCGTTTTCCCTGCTGATTTTGTCTGCCTGTGCCTTTAACTGCTGGATGCGTGCCTTTTGTTCCTCACTGGCTGCCTCCCAGTTTTTATGCAGCATCTCGTCATACTGCTTGATCATGTTCCTCAGCTCGCCCTGTGCCCGTGCCTGGGCTTTCAGGAACTCATTCTGCTTGTCCCATGCCTGTTGTACTTCCCATTTCTCTCCGAAAACGTTTCCTTCTTTGTTTTCTATTTTTTCGATCGTCTTGTCCTGCTGATCCTTCACGTAGGCAATACGCTGTGCACGTATAATGGCAGCGTATGCGATCTGAATCTGATGCCATAGAAGATCCAGCGGGTCAGCCTGTTCAATCGCCGAGAAGATTTCCTGCGTTTCCTCCGGCAGGTATTTCCGGAAGAATCCATACTTCTCAGCATTCTTATTCCCAAGCGGCCCGGTCGCATTTCTGTTCCCCGGCTGACCGCCTTTTTTTCTCTTTTTCGAACGTTCGCTTTTTATATCCGAACGCTCGTTTTCCCATTTGTGCGTGCATTTCCATCTTCGGACTGTCCCTTCCGGGATATTTAGTTGACTTGCAATCTCAACTAATTTCTGTCCCTGCAAATACATCTGTTTTGCTTGTTCTATTCGTTTATCCGGTGCTCTTGCCAAGCCTCACCACCTCTTATTCGTCGTTTTGTAAGTACACAAAAAGACACCCAGCATTGCCAGATGTCTTCTTGCGGAAAAGTATTATTCTTTTGAGAAAGGATTCTTATATGTCCCCATCAGGGAAATCGGAACAGAAGGACTCGAACCTTCGCCTTTGTCTACTCACGAGACTGCTCTCGCCACCATCTCCTTTGAGACTGCTCTCACCGACTGAGCTATGTTCCAATGCTGCCGGGCTGTTGAGACCCGGCAGATATACAATATACGGAGGTAAATGAAAAGAACCAATCATGTCAGCATCATTCCCAAACTGAACTGATTACACTATATCACATGGCAAGGCGGACATTCTAGGACATCTTGAAATTTTTTAATGCCCATCCGTGAATTCTTCTTGCATGTCTTGGATCACACCCCATCTTTCTTCCGATGTCGTCCCAATTCAGCCCCCACAGATACCGCAGTCGCAGCACCCTCTGCTCATCCGGGTTCTCCATACGTCTGATTGCCAGGTCGATCTGTTCACGTGTCCTTGCTTTTTTCAGCCGTTCCCGTTTCAGCCGGCCGATCTGTCTTTCCATAGATACCACATAATCCGACAGATCAGACTGCTGGCTTCCTTTCGGCATCCCGTCATTTACACTGGATGGAAACATCTGATCCATCCGGAGCCTCTGGATCTCTTCCAGGATCTCCTGCTCCCTCCGTTCACATTCCCGGTATCTTCTCAGGAACTCCTTTTTCTTGTCGTTTTCCGTCATCTCCACCGGAATCGCCTCCCCTCATGCATTTCCTTGCTATTATTTCCAGGATTTCACCGTCTTCATCATCGGTGTGTTCTATGTAATGTTCTATAATTTTGACTGATGCCAGTTTTGTCATCTTGCTCTTTACTGCGGCTGGTTCATGGAATCTTCTGGCTGCATCAGCATCAACACTCTGCTCCAGATGATCATAATGTGCTTTACGTTTTACATTTTTTTCTGCTGCTTTCATCGCTCATCTTCCCGCCCCTTTCGATCTCCTGTGCCCTGCGTGGCGGGCACTGATTATTTGATTGCTTTCGCTCCGATGACGCAAGCCGGGGCGAAGCGAAAGCTGTACACTGCGGTGTAGCCGTTATTGACGTTGCCGGACGCGTACACATTCCACGTAAAGTACGCGTTGCCTCTGCACGCAGATCTTGTCCAGTGCCCCTCTGTCTCCTGCTCCGGATTGACTTTCACACGGTCGCATTCTGATCTGAACCGCTGATACTTCTTTTCTTTGTCCTTCATTTCTTCCACGGACAGAAGGAAGAACGTGTCCAGTGTTGCCTCTCTGTCTCCGTTCTCCTTCAGTACAGGAACCAGGAGTCTTCTGAACCCTTCCTCGAATCTCTCCTTGAAGGCGATGCTGTTCATGTTTCTGCGAATGCTGGACTTCTCCCATTTGTTACAGCCGTTTTCATCGAATGGCATTTCATCGAACGGAAGATCTGCGAACTGTAATGTCATCGTTCGCATGTCTGGATCCGCAGCCTTGTCTTTGTCGTAGTCCAGGATATTCAACAGGGCCGTTCCAATTCCTTCGACCTGGACTGTGATCTGTCCATCTTCTCCGAATGTTTCTCTTGCCTTACCTGCTGCCAGGATCTCCTCGATCTGCTCCCATGTGTACTCTGTTTCTCTGATTGTTCTTGCTTTCATTGTCTGTTCTCCTTTTCTGGTCAATACTCTTTCTTCGCATACCGGACACACCATTCTTCCCTCCGGTATGATTTCGCCACACATCACGCATCTGTCTTCCATCGTTGTCTCCTAATCGAACGGAAGCTCTTCTTCGATTCCGTCCGGTATGTTCATAAAACCGTCTGCTCCTGGAACCGTTTAGCCGCCTCAGCATCCACTGCACGCTCCAGATGGTTATAATGTGCCCGCCGTTTGGCGTTCTTCTCAGCTGCTTTCATCGCACACATCACTCCAATCCTGTGCCTGTCCGCACAATGGACAGGTCAAGCTATTTTTTATAAGTGCGACGCCGCAGTTTCGACATTCATATCCCACCACACCAAAATTTCCAAATACAGTCAGTGGTTTCCTGGGCAATAACTCATTCATTTCTGCACGCGACAGCCAGTGTATACCATGGTGACTCTCTTGTCCAACTGCCACCAATCGCAGCGTCTCCTGGCTGTATTCCGTTGTACTGTACTCAGTTACCTCCATTGTTGGGATATCCGGGAATTTTCCGCACAAAGCAGCTGTAAGTGCTTCCAACATCTTCTGTTCAATACTTGCATTGTCCTTTTCAGGATCTCTGTATATTCCTGTACACTTTTTCAGCGGCTCCCCACCGATCTGCTCAAATACCGCCCATACATCTGTAGTGCAAGTTATTCCTCTGGAATAATATTCCAAACGTTCCTCTGAGGATTCGGAATCGTCAAAGAAGCAGAATCCCACAGAGTCCGTCTTATCTCCTCTATCTCTCCACACGGTATTGTTTTTCAACTTCTCTCCGCTCAGGTATTTGTTTAGCTCTTCGATACTCATAAATCTCACATATCTCATCTTCTTGCCCCTTTCATGAACGCCTCAACCATAGCTTTTTTCCAGCTTCTTTCGTATTGTCCACAGCAGTATGTGTTCACTGTAACATCTCTGAACTCTTCACTCTTCGGGCACACACAGACCCCTCTGCTGCCGTGGTATCTGCATGTGTCACACGTTCTGTCGTAATTCATTTTTTATTTCCCCTTCTGTAATGATTTCAAAAATTCTGCCAGTTCCGTTTCACTGTTGGGATATTTGCTGTAAGCTTCTCTTACATTCCACTTAGGAACTCCATTTTTCTTTTCAGCCTCCGGGCCTCCTACCAGATGGAAATAACAGCTTTCTCTTTCCGGAGTGTGTTTATTGCCCGGAATGATATATGTTTCCGCGATCAATCTTGCCCCGTTGTCAAAATCGTACTTGTAATATTTACATCCAATATTCTCGTCTTCGTACCACAATCCCCATTCTTTGTATTTTCTGAGCCACGCTCTCCGCTGTTCATTATTTTTCAGCACTGGAAGCCCTGGCTGTTTCCCACCTTCGTGGTACTGCAATGTTTTATGGTATATTGTCATGTTATTCATCCTCCCTGTATGGCTTCATTCAGATCTCGCAGACACTTTTCGCATGTTCCATTCACCATCATCGGACACGATCGGTATCCATCTTGGAACGTGGAAATCATTGCACGGTAACATTGTTCTATTTTCTGCCCTTCATACTGTTCGAAATATGGGCATTCTTCTGTCGGATATAAGTTGCCGCCTCTGCACCAGTGTGCCTGCTCTCCTGGCTTATGACTGTCTGACCACAGATGCCTTTCCGGATAATGATCCGTGTATAGATCTGCCTGTGCTCTGTGATCGTCATAACACCCTCCGTAGGGACATCGCTCCGACCAGTAGTAGAGGCAGTAATAACACAGGCAATCACTGCAAGTCGCCATTCTACTCATCCTCCTCACTTTTCTGGAAACTCATATACTTGATTTCGCATATATATTGCCATTTTGTGCGGTTTTGCTAAATCATCGAAATATTCCGTCGTGTAGTATCCATCTGTATATGCTTCGCAAAACTCTTTCATCACCTCCATACACCGCTCCTTACTTTCGTATTCCGCAACCTCTTCCAGTAATCCATCTGATATGCAGATTGTGTGTCTGACTATCGTCTGTTTCCCTTTGCGATCGGTTCGTTCTGCATACTTTAACGCGTTGAAAGATATGCCAAACCGCATTACTTTTTCTTTATTCTGACTTATAATCAACATTGTTTTTCTCCTGTGATTAAAAAATCCATTATGTTCATCTGTCCAATATGTTCCCATGTTTCTGTCTCTATTCCGCATGTTTCCAGTGCATCTTGATACCTTACCCCATTATTTTTTAATTCCATACAGATCTGATAATGCTTTGGGTGTGTCATTGCTATTCGTTGGAATCTATTCGGACACTTTTCCATATGTGCACCAAAAGCACAGAACATGCATCCGGTACGCTGTTCACCTGTTGTGTAGTATATACCACCGGGCGTTTGCTCTATGTCGCCATATACAGAACATATTTCAATATCATTTTCTACTATGTATCTAAGCACATCCTGCCTTGTCCAAGGACCAAGCGGCTGGCTCTTAACTGTTTTTCCATCATATACATTGCAACCTGTATGAGCATACTGGTGTTCGCGTCTAAAACTTTCATCTTGCGTTGTCCCAATATATGGCACTCTTCCAGTCTTTTTTGCATAATCTTTAAACGGTTTTTTCTTGGTAATGTTACAACACTGTTCACTTATATCAAATTGTGTATCCAACAAAAATCTCCATTTTTTAGGAAGCATTCCGAACTTCCCTCTTTCATCGCCATTCATCAAATAGTTTCTGTATCTGTCTGATAAATTTCCATGCCGCAGTTTCCTTATCTTCAGTGCCGTCTCTTTGCTAATTAACGGAAATCCATATTTATCAACTACCTGTTTAAATGTTAATCTGCTTCCGTCTTTCCATCTGGGATATATTTCAACAAATTCCCCGCTGGCCTGACGTGCAAATCTTACTATCTCAGGAAATTCCAAACCAGTATTTGAGAATACTGCCGGGACTTCCAACCCTACGGTTTTTCGTATCATATGCAACAATGCTGTGCTGTCCAAGCCACCAGAATAGCTCAAATATACTTGACCATCCCAGTTGTAATACCATTCCTTGATTCTGCGTTCCGCAAGCGTTTTCTTTGCCGTATAAGGTAAATATTTTCTCTGGCTAAACTGCCAATCATTTAATTTTAGATCATCTTCCTGTATGAACATCTTTTTCTCCTGTCTCTTCTTTCCCTCTCAATGTCTTCTGCTTTCCCATCATGCAAATGGCAGCTCTTCGTCAAAATCTTCCGGGATGTTCATAAACCCGTCTGCATCTACCGGCATCGGCTCCGGTCGTTCCTGGCTGCTCCCTTCCCGGTTTCTCTGTGCCGCCGCTTTGCTTTCCGCAAATTCCTGATCCTCAACCACCACGTCTGTTGTATGGACCTTATTGCCATCTCGGTTGGTATAGCTCCCGGTCTGGATGCGACCGGTTATCACTATCTTCAAGCCCTGGCGGAAATACTTTTCGGCAAACTCTGCACTGCGTCCGAACGCTACACAGCTGATAAAATCAGCGGTTGCTTCGCCATCGCGTTTGTTGAATCTGCGATCTACAGCCAATGTATATCTTGCAACTGATGTGCCGCTCTCCCCTGCGGAATAATGAACATCCGGATCTCTGGTCAATCGTCCCATTAAAATTACTTTATTCATTATCCTCACCTGTACTTTCTGCAATCAGGTTGCCTTCTCTGTCGTAGTCATATCCCGTGACTCCCTCTTTTTTATTCAGATAACTGCAAAATTCCTGGCATTCTTCCTTTGTTGTAAAGAATACTTTCCTCAGTTCCTTCCCTTCTATTTCTTTGAAGCCCTTGTTATGATCTACTATCACTTTCGCATATTCAGCATCGATATATTCAACAAAATACTCTTTTCCCTTTTGTCCTTTTTTCCTGTACCACGCCATGAACTCTCTGTTTCTCTCGCTTAATTCGTACAGCACATTCTCTTTTGGATAATACACCTTCTTGCTTACTCCGCAGTTACACTCATCGTCCACAGCTTTTCCAGACGGCAACGTCACCTTAACGTTTCTCAAGGAATCACATTTATTACATTTTCTCTTGTATCGTGTTTCCCATGTTGCTGACCATAATACAAGTTTCATCTGCTCCATCAGTTCTGCCAGCCTTGCATGTTTTGCACGATACTCAGCGTCTTTCATTACTATTTCACATTCTTCTTTTTTTCTTTCAAAGTCCCTTTTGATAGACTCAAAATTTTTCTTAATCCCCTGTAATTCTTTGTTTTCTTTTCGCAGTTTCTCGATTTCATCGTTGATTTCTTTTTTCACCGATTCCCTAAGCTCATTCTTTAACTCTTCGATTTTCTCGTCAAATTCACCTGGTTCAAAATAATCATCAAATCCATAGTACATATCAGCTTTCCTCCTCCAGATAACACCACATAAGCAGACAAAAACGTTGATTTTTGCACGTGATCGTCAGCATATGGTGTGATTTCACGCTTCCTGGTATAGAAGCTTTTCTGTGTTTCATTTCCGGTTCAAACATCGGACATTCTCTGCACATCTGTTCTACGTCCAATTTCGTCACAATCATTCTGCATCCTCCAGATAATCAAATATCGTCCGCTGTCCCATATTGCCTCCTTACTCGTTCAATGTTCTTTCCAGTGCATCGAAATCATAGTCCCTTTGCGGAAATGCATTGAATGTATTCTTTACGGTTTTCTTTTCCTTCTTCTTGGCTGCTGGCTGCTTCTTGATTGGATAGAAGCTCTTCCAGCCGCTTACAGTCGCTTTTCTGACAATCGCCTCCATCTCCCTCGGATCCGTTGACAAATCCTTAAGATCCTCTTTCAACAGCTTCACCTGTTCTTCTGTGATCCTTGCACCTTCTTCTCTCCTGGTCTTCAGGAACAGCAGGAAGGCTTTGTTCAGGGAATCATCAGAAAAATAGGAATCCGGCGGAGCCGTATCTATATCTATATATTCTTTTTTCTTTTCCTTTCCTTTTGTGTTATTTTTCTCGGAATTATCCTCTTTTTTCTCGGAAAAACCGCTTTTTTTCTCAGAAGAATTTAAAGAATGGTTCACTTTAATAAAGGTTTCGGTCTCTTCTTCCGAAAGAAGCCAGAACCTCTCGGCTGTGATCGGCGTTTTCGTGGCTCTGGCTTTCACCATCGCCTGATAACGCCTCTGTATTCCGGCAGAGGTCAAGACCTTGTCCGACTGGAAAAGTGTATCGTCAAACAGTGACCGTTCCAGCAAGAAGTTCAAGACCTGCTTCACCTTGTTGCCATCCATGTTCAGGTCATCCGAGATGATATATTCAAAATCATCGTCAACCTGTAAGTAATACCCTGTCTTGTAGATCTCACATAAAAGATACAGGTACAAGACAATCCCATCCGCCCCATAGCGGGCTTTCAGGATCTTTATCTTTCTGTCTGAGAAGAAGTCTGCATCCATCCGGAAAAAGCGGTTCCCTTCCTGCTTCTTCCTTGCCATACCAGCCTCCTGTTTCTCTTTTTTATGTATCGAGCCGCATCAGAGTAACGCTCAAATACGCTTCCTCTTTGTACGCCTTTGTGACGCTCAGTTTTATGATCTGTGTATCATCATGGTATGCGATGCCGTTCAGGGCATCCAGCACAACCTTTGCGATATTGTCACTGTCCGGCTTCTTTGCCGGCCAGATCTTCCCTTCCAGCATCTCTGCCCTTTTCTTCTTCGAGATGCTCTTAGGCGGCTCAAAATACGCCAAGATATTAGCAACCACATACGCATCATCCGCAAACCGTTTCTGTCCGTATTTCTGTTGGAAACAGGTCTTGATCAGGTTTTCGTACAGCACCGTCTTTTCCTGTGTTACGCTGCTCATTTTATCGCTCTTGCTGTTGTGGAATGTTCTCGCCCGGGCTTTGCCCTGCGGCTTGCCCGGTACGGTGAACGTGAATAACTTTGGTTCTTCGTTATTGTTCTGACTGTTCATTTTCTACTTCCTTTTTACGTAAGCGGCCATTCCGGTGAGGTCAACGGGATGGTCTGTTTTAATTATTGAAGAACATATCTTCCATGCTCATCTGTTCCGAAGCATCTGCCTCTTTTGGTGGTTCTGCTGCTTTCGGTACATCCGTCTTTGCTTCCGTGACTTCTCTGTATTCCTGCTCTGCCACCGGTTCTTCCTTTTTTACGGAATCGACATACTCAGCTTTTCCGTCCTCGTGGATCACTGCCATGTCCTTGTCCAGGGCGTTCTGCAGGTCGATGCTCATAATGCCCCATTTGCTGATGATCTGGCGGAGCATGGTCTTCAATGCCATGCTGTCAAAATCCTTGAACCAGAAAGAAGAATATTTCCAGAGGTCTTTTTCCGGGATCTGCCCGGCTTCCAGGAGTTCCAGCGATCTCGCCCCGCCATTCCCTCCAAACGCCTGGGAATACTTTTCGGCGTGTGCCAGCATCTTCTTCTTCGACCAGTACATTGTCTTTCGGAATCCGTTCTCATACTCGAACATGGCATAATAACCGGCTGTAGGTGTCCCGTCACGGATGATGTCATCCTCGATCAGGTTCACTTCAATTTCTTCGTTCAGGGGATCGTAGTGGAGAAGCTCCCCTTCTTTGATCGCCATGACGTTCAGGCGTTTGTAGTATCCGGAACGCACTGCCAGCTGGATATAACCCTTATACCCAAGCTGGAACTGTGCTTCCTTGCAGCCTTTTTTATTGTTCTTGAACGGGACCATATAGAACTGTCCGAGCTGTGGGGATGGTGAGAGGTTCAGTGCTTCACCGAGTAATGCAGCTGACAGGATGCTCTGGTTCGTGCATTCCTGCAAAGCCGGTGTTGTCTGTACTGCAGAAACGATGCTGGAGACGAATCTGGTGGCATTCTTGCCGCCGACCACGCTGTTGATCTGCTTCCTCACTGCTTCCTGGGACATATACGTTGCCATGCTGCTTCTTGTCTGTCTGTTTGCAAGACTGTTTGCTACTGCCATGTTTTATTCCACCTTTCCAAACTGAATGTTGTTGCGGATCAGGTATTCTCTCAGATCCATGATCTGTTTCTTGGTGCCGCGTACACGGAAGTCAAGTGTCCAGATCTCTTCCTGTACTTCTGTAGTGTTCTCTGCTTCCTGTGTTTCTGCCGTAGTTTTCGGTACTTCTGCCTTGCTGTCTTCTTTGTTTTCCGCAGTAGCGGATGTTTCTTCCTGCTGTACTGCCTTTCTGGATGCCTCTTCTTTTTTGGCTTTCTCCTCGGCTGCTTTTCTCTTTCGCTCTTCCAGGGCTTTTTCCATTTCTTCCAGGCGTTTTCCCTCTCTGAGTGCTTCCGAAAGGCTATAGTTTTCTATATATTTCAGGACAGCCTTGTCACGGAAACGTTCCGGGAGTTCCTCAAGTGCTTCCATTTCTTCAGACATACGGTTGAACAGCGAATGGTAAGCGGTTTCCAGATGCTTGTCCGTGATGGATTTTTTATACATGCTTTCTTTTACTGTTTTCTCGAAAGGGATAACAGAACGAAGATCCCCGACATACAGGTCATAATATTCACGCATCTTTTCCGTTTTTTCGCTGCGGTACTTCTGCTCGATCTCGTACAGCCCGTCATCGATCACTTTGACCGCACTGCGTACTGGTTCCAGCACTTCCTTCACCTGTGCCTCAAATTTTTCATAAGGTGCCGCATAAAATTTCTTTACCTGCTTTCGTTCTTCTTCGAACGCCTTCACCAGTCTGTTCAGGGTCGCCCTGTCCTTACGCATCTCTGCGGTCTGGGAATCTGTATAGGCAATGGATGCATATTCCTGTGCCTTCTTCTGGATCTCTTCCTTCAGCTCGCTGCTGTTCCACTGGATCTCCGGGAGCGTTCCCGGCTCCATCTTGGTCGTGATTCTTAATTCCATGTTTACCTCCTGTCATATCCCCGGCAATATCCTGCCCGGTCTTATGTTGTGTGTTACCTGCTGCCAAAATTTCTTTTCTTCCTGCAAGAGCATCGCAAGGTCTTCTTCAACGTCAGAACGTTCAATGAAATAGTGGCGGACGGCTGTCCGCCTGTCTCCTTCCCGGTCTGACCGTATGTGTGCCCTCAGCACTGCAAACCGGTAACCTGTCACCAGCAGATAGTGGAGCACCTGGATATAATAGTTATCCGGTATGCGGTTATCCCATTTGCCCCACTGGGCACCGTTCATGATGTTCGTGGTCTTGATCTCCAGGATACCTTTCCGCCCTTCCTGATCGGTCAGCTCGCCATCAAGTGAAGCCTGCATGAAGGGATGTTCAACGCTCCGCAGGATGCGGTTCTCATGATAAAGCACCTTGTATTCTGGATAATCCAGGGAGAAGAGTCTGCGGATCAGAGGCTCTGCTTCCGTTCCGTATTTCACATACGGCTTGTCGGATATGTCCTCCGGCATCCGTTTCCCGGTTTTCTCCTCGAACAACTCCACGTTGCTTTTGTATGGGTTCAGCCCCAATATCGCAGCCGCATCTGAACCGCCGATCCCAAGCGTGCGGCTTTTCAGCCACGCCGCATGGTCGGCATTTTCAATGATCGTATAGCTCATTTATCTGTATTTACCTCGCTTTGTTTTTCTTCCTGCTCCCTGAGTTCTTTCAGGATCATGCTCACACTCCATGTGGAGCACTTCATTTCATCTGCAATCTTCGCATTGCTCCACCCTGCCTCGTGCAGTGCTTTTACCTTCCCCCGGTCTATGGTCTTCTTTGTTGGGGGAGGCTGTTTTTCCACTTTTTTCCGGCTTCGTCTCTGTTTCTGGAACCGGGGTTTCCAACACCAGCAGCATCGTTGCTGCTGTTACCTCTCGGAAACTCATGCCGTCAATGCATCTGGCAGCATATACCGCTTCGCCGTTCCGGCAACGATCTGCTGCTTCTTTGATGCTGATCTGTTTATATTTCATTCGGTTACCTCCTGTACAAATCTGCCTTCGCCGATTCCTTCTGCCGCATAGTCGGAAATTTCATTTATTGCATCAATATCTCTAACACCAGTTTTACGTAAAAACACGTATACGGCCAGTGTAATCTTGGAAAACTCTTCCAGAATTTCTTCTTTTGAACCCTGCATTTTTACATCTGCTCTTTCTTTGCTAGCCTTTTCGCATTTAATCACTTGATTTACCTCCTGTATTTGCTCTATAATGAGCTTGAAATGTTATTTTTGTGTCCCGGATCGCCCGCCAAAGCACCGGGACTTTTTACTAGCTCGAGTGTCGCTTTCTCAACGATCACCGATTCTTTCGTCTCTTCATTTATTGCATGCACATAGATGCTGTTATGGTGCCAGATCCGGTACTTGTCCGAATCAATCCCGGCCAGTTCCAGGATGGCTCTGGCTTCCTGGTCTTTCCCTTCGCTTACTCCGATCATTCTGCTTCCTCCTTACTCTGCCCACATCAGCACACGGATCAGTACCGCACACCACACGGTAATAGCAGTTCCAACGATATCGCGTTCGCAGATTACACTGTATTTTCCCAGCCACCAGAATGTCCCGACTGCGGCTACTGTGGCTAAAATCGGAGCGAGTACAGCCGCTCCGGTTGTTTCTTCCGCTTCTTCTGTTACTTCTGTTTCTCTTTTTTTCATTGCTTGTCTCCTTTCCATACGAACCCGGTCAGTTCGTACAACTTTTTGGGACTGATGTATGTACTTCTTCGACTTGCTTGCCCTCTTTTGGTCGGCTTCGATCTGAATACCAGCCCGATATCCAGCTCACCGGACTCCATTCGGTTAATCACTGTGCTCTGTTCCACTCCCAGAACCTTTGCGGCTACCCTTGTGGGTACCGGTTCAGGCGGGAACTCTGGCTGCTTGCACTCCCGGAGTACTTCCAGAAGCATTTTTTTAAGTTCTTCCATTTTGCCACCTCACTTTCTCTATTCATCCAGTGTCAGAATCACAATCCAGAACAGCAACAGGATTGCTAATGGTTTCAACATTTCCTTACCCCGCTTTCTATAGGATTCTTCCATTGTCTCTAATGCTGTTGCGGTATCACTGAACGCACTCGAGACTGCTTCTCGCATCTCCGCACCTGTGATCGCTGTCGCAACTTTCTCGGCTTGCTTTTTGATGTCTGAAATATAATGTTTCATCAACGGTCTGTTACCTCCTGTTCTTCATCTGGCTTTACTATCTTGAATCTCACATCACATACTGCATATCCATCTTCAATTTTTAATAATTTTACGAACGCTCGCACATCCGGGCGTTCTTTTTCTCGCTGCTTATCGCTTGCTTCATCTGACTGTTTCGAATCCGCCTCGGTTTTAAGCAACACACTTACATCTACATCAAGTGCGGATGCAAGTCTGAGAATGTCTGTTTCTTTTATCCTTTTTCTTCCTTTCAACATGTCTGTAAGCTGTTGCTTTGAATACCCTGCTTTTTGGGCTACTGTGCACTGCTTAAGACATTTTTCTTTGATTATCTTTGAAAAATTGTCTGCTACAATAGATTTCATCCCTACCCCGCTTTCTTTATTGACTTCACCACGTCTTTCTCTTATCCTTGTTGTACAGGCACTGCCATGCCGAGTACAAAAGAAAGGAGTTGATTCTGCATGAAGCTTAATCCTAATTGCATCCGTGCAATTCTCTTAACCATCGAAGACACTTGCGACTTCGATACTCCTTGGGAATACGATGCTGATGATGCAAATTCCGGTTTTCTTTCTGGATATGAACACAACGAAATTTTGTACCATATTCGTCAAGCCGAAGCATCTGGACTTATTGACGTTGTTCATTATTACGATTTTGGTACCAGTGTCCTTGTTCGAGATCTGACACCTCAAGGACATGATTTTCTTGCCAATATCACCAACGAACCTGTATGGAAAAAAGCACTTGAAAAAGGTGCTAATGTATCGTTGCCTGTCCTTATTGAAATCGCCAAGGAAGTAGCTCTCAAACATCTCCTTGGTTAACCGGAAACGTCACCAGCATTTTCAACGAGAGTTCTGCTTTTCCTATAAAGTCAGAACTCTTGATTCCGTATTCCATTACATGGTGCAGCTCTTTGCCGTCCAGTACTAAACGCGGTCCTCGAATACCCTCATTTCTTACTTCTAATTTCATCGGTTCTTTCATTCTTACCCCGCTTTCTGCTCTGCTTCCAACATTTCTTTGTCTCTCAACGCTGACAGATATGCTCTTGCTTGCAATTTTCCATTGATATCAAGAGATTCGAAAATCTCAGCAATTTTTTTTGCATCTTCTACATCTGTTATTGTTAATGCTTTTTTCATATGTTTTCGCCTCCTTTTTTGTTTTGATGACTACATTTTAAACTTTAGTTTTGTTTTTGTCAAGTCATTTTTATGACATTTTGTTCCCTTTTTGTATTGACCAAAACATTTTTATGTGTTACTATTGAAATCGCAGGAGGTGATAAAAATAGAAACTTATGAACGAATAAGAGATTTACGAAAAAACAAATTGCATTTATCACAATCCGAATTCGGCAATCGTCTCGGCGTAAGCAGAAGCGTTATTGCTAATATAGAATTGAATATGCTTGCACGCCCAGATCAAAAAGAACCTTTATATAAGTTGATCTGTAAAGAATTTGGAGTGAATTATGAATGGCTTACTTCCGGAAAAGGCGAACCTTATTCCGAAGAATTACCAGAGGATGAATATACAAAAGCTGTTACTGAAATAGGCATTAAGGATTTACAAGCTCGACAAGTAATTATTGATTATTGGAAACTTAATGAGTCTGATAAAAAACTTTTCCTATCTTTCATCCAACGCTTTGTGACAATAAAAAAACAGGAGGACTAATCCTCCTGCTGCTCCAATATCGTTTTTACAAATGTGTAAATCATTTTCCATGATTTTTCACTTTTTATTCGTTCCAACATTTGTAAAACTGCATTTTTGTACTTCATCCTATGTACCTCCCGATCACGTTTTTTTCAAACATTTGTTCGAAATTCCTTGATTTCATATTATCACAGAAATATTTGTGATGCAACTGTTTTCGAACATTTGTTTTAGTAAAATTTTCCTTTCACTATATAAAACGTATCGGAAGCTAAAAAGTTGTGCGTTGTCCGGAATCCCGGACGCTTTTTTGAAAATCACTTATACTCAGACTCGTACAAGCCAGAAATAGTGGTTTTCAGCCCTGCTGCCAACTGTTCCATAGTTGCCAGAGTTGGACTTACTCGACCGGTCACTATATCACCGATCGTAGACCGGGGAACACCGGTCATAATTGCCGCCTGCCGGATCGACAGGTGGTGCTGTTCCAGAAATTCAGATAATAATATTTTCATATTGTTATCATTCCTCTATACAGCGAAAAATATACATAAGGATAAAAAACAAATGGATGGATACCAATATGAACATCATTGTGCAAAACTCTTGAAACAGAGAGGTTTTAGGGATGTTGCAGTCACAAAAAGTAGTGGCGATCAGGGAATTGATGTCATTGCTTATAATGAAAATGTCAAATACGGCATACAATGTAAATATTATTCCTACCCTGTTGGCAATCAGGCTGTTCAACAAGCGTATGCCGGAGCAAAATTTTACGATTGCAATGTAGCGGTAGTTATGACAAATTCAACCTTTACCGAGCCAGCAAAAGAACTTGCTCAAAAATTAGGTGTGCAACTATGGGAAAAGTCTTATATTCCAAACGGCAACGGAAGCTTATATAAAATTATTCGAGCTATAAATGTAATCTGTCTGCTGGTCAGTATCTTCGGTTTTTTGCTTATGAAAGGCTCTAAACATTCAGCAACCACTACCTATGATTATTTTAACATTATAGTTCTCACGGTTGCTTCTGTGATAGGTTTACTATATTATCGCAGTTTAGTCGCCAGCATGTTCGTCAGCTTTTTATATTTGATTTTTGCTATATCACAGATCATCTTCTCTGTGGTTCATAGTAACTTTTCTACTTATGAGATTATAGCATGTATACCAGCTGTATTGTATATGATTCATACGGTACGCCTGCTATCCGAACCATTGTCAGAAGAAGAGAGAAAAATCATTGCAAATAAAAACAAACCAAAAAAAACTCCAGCAAGCGAAGTAGATAAGCTGGAACTGGATCGTAAGATTCAGGATAACTTATATCACTTAGGTGACTTGTATATTCCAATTCTTAACGAAAAATTACATTCTGTAGTCACTTTAAAAAATGCACTGCAAACAGAAAATGGATATTTATTTGTATATATTTCTGATAAGCCAATATCTTTCGATCTATCCACAATAGAAACTGAATTCAATATAAATTTGCAGGATTATTACCAGATACGCCCTATCAGTAATACAGAATTCCAGATTTTGCAGCGTGAAAAGTAAAATACAAGGAGAAAATGAGATATGAAAAAAGAGAAACCTACAACAAAACTTTGCAAACATTGTAAAACCGAAATACCATATGATGCGAAGGTCTGCCCGAATTGTCGTAAAAAGCAA